ATCATATGGAACACCTACTATTACTTTGCTTCCCATCTTTGTTACATCATTTTTGAGAATTTTATTGTCTTCATACACTATACCGTCATTTGTAACTATTGAGATATGAGTATTCGCATCTCCATACAATTTAGACACATCTATAATAATATATTGGTCATCCTCAGTGGCATTAGCAGTAGACAATGTTACTTCTATTTTTCTATCAAGCATCACACGGTATTTCTCTGTATCTTTAAAATCCTCAGTATTGTAACTCAAAGTCAGTTTCTCAAGATATATTGAATTGTCACTATATTTGATAGCGAGATACATAGTAGATCCCACAAAATCAGCGCCAATTACTTCACCTGTAAATTTCCATTTAGACCATGAACTCTGTACCCTATTGCCGTTCATATACAAATACTTATATACATATATTATATGCTTGTCATTATCAGACATACAGAACAGTAAATTGTCATTAGAACTACCAATCATCCTGTAGACATCATTTGGGATATAATAAGGAACATGCGCTGTTACATCTTCTGCATCCTTTACATCTGTATAATATTGAGCTACCCGATATTCATTGACAGAAGCAAAATCCGCTCTCTTAGAGACAAAGTACACAGAATTACCTGCACCAACAGGAATAACATCTGTATCTGAAGTAAACTCTGTAATACTATCCAGTCTGGCATTTTTAGGAGATAGTGTACCGTCTGCCGTGAGTGCAAACTGTGTCTGGCCGGAGAATACGTATAAAGCACCTGAGAATGGAATAGCATTATACAGAACAGACACTTTGTTGTTAGGCGCGTTCGTATCTATCGTATCATCATCCTGTACATCCACTACACTCTGCATCCAGAAATTAAATAAATCTGAAGAAGAAGACAAAATGATGTTCTCACCACTAAGGAATCCAAGACGATTTCTGTAGAAAAACAAATCATTGATAGTATTACCAACAAAGGATGGTTCTTCATTACTGCTCTCATCACCCGTTTTACGTTCTGCCCAGTCTAAGGTTTTGAAAGTAAAGCTTCCATCTGAATTACGGATTAGAGCATGTGGCATCGTCTTTTTGTCTATTGTATTATCTATGCCTGTCTTCACCGATTCTACCCAAATATTTCTACTGGAAGAATATTTTACATAGTAATCATCATCGGCATTAGATTCACCTCTAATTAAGACAATGTAGCCATCTGGAGCAGAAGCAGGTAAGTTTGTGAATTTATTCGTATATGATGTAATTCCAATTAGTGCCAAGTTGTTGAATGAGTCAGATGTTTCTACCTTACCAATATTACCTCTAACACGTAGCCAGGACGAACCTGTATCAACCGTATAACCTGCACTACGAATTTGTGTTGCTAGTTGGTCACGTATATAATCAGTAGCAATATTTTTTACATGAGCTGCTTGTGAACCATCAGGAGTTTCATAGGAAGCGACCTGCTTACCATCAATAGACACCTTGTACGTTCTACCATATTGCCCCTGTTTGACATTAATTAGACACCCCTGATTAGCCATAGTATCAGAAGTCTTAACGCCAGACATACGTACTTTCTTCGTCTTATTCAGAATAAATGTATAGTCGGCCACCGTAATAGCTTTCATTTGTGCATAAGAATTGCCTGTTATGCCAGACAAATAATCTGGGTCTTCTACAGTGACTTTTATTTCCTTGCCAGACAAATCAAACACTCTGATACTCTTTTTTGTCACATCTAAGATTACAATATATCTCTCAGTTTCATCTCTATTTATAATATGAACATATAGGTTATCATTTGTCTCAGTACCACTAAATAGTTTACTTATAGATATAGTAGGAGGTCTTTTCTGTAATCCCCCTGCTTCAGTACTGTAGCCATTAATTTGTTCCTCTAGCTGTTCAGCATGACGCAACATAGGTGACTGTTGAGACACCCCTTCTATAAAGTTGTCTATTCTCTGGGTTATATTACTCATCGCGTTCCCACCTCAGATACAGAAGTATTATTAAAGACATTTACTTTCTGTGTGTCTAACTCATATGTCATTACATCAGCATAAGCTTTAGAGAGTTCAGAAGACAAAGAGTTTTCGAGTTCAGCATCCCCCAAGAAACGGGTAGAAAATGCTAAAGCCGCTTTTGTCGTTACATATTTTCTGAAAACCTCCGGTAGTTCATCGAAAGGAATAAGCACAATAACATTACTAAAAACTACAGATGTGGCGAATTTGTCTGTACTGTCTGTAATGTTATAAAGATATCCACCTCTATTTCTGTATTCAGTTGAGCCTAAACGTAAGAAATACGTATTCCACTTTATTTTTCCTGTGTTTGTATCTGGAAATAATGTAACCTCTGGAATAGTATTGAAGTCCCATCCTTCCTGTTGTATCTCCCGGCTTACAGATTCTATCATCTTCTGAGCCATTGTAGCATCTGCATTTTCTGAAACTTCTTCGATAGACAAAATCCCATCCTCACCTGTGGCTGTGATAATTTCATTAATTGCATCTAACTCAGTCAATGGTGTAAGTATCATATGTCTCACCTACCTTTCTTCACAGAGAAATAAATAGGGAGAGGAACCCTAAGAGTAAACCTCTCCCAGCCATAAACAAACTTATACAGAAGCAGAAATAGTACCGATTGCGCAAGCTTCCGGACGCAAACCACCGTGTCCCATAGAATACTTACCAACTACCTGATCCGCCTGGTATTCGATCCGACGGGCAGTTTCTACAGCAAGGTCTTTCAGTTTAACTGTACCAACAGCAGTATGATGAGCGGCGACAAATACGGTTTTGTCTTTATATGCAGACGGGAAATCGTGAGCAACACCAGACCGCAAGACATGTTCGCCATCTGCCCCACCAATAGTAAGATGAGGAACTTCAATGATATTGAATCCTGCGAGTTTGGTAATGTTCCCATCAACAATAGTACCAACAGCACCATAGTCACGGTTGATAGCATTCCACGAATTAATGAGAGCTGCTACTCCTTCTGGTTTCATATAGACATAGCGTTCATCATTGGGTACGTACTGATTAGAAAACTTAGCTTTCAGTTCGAGAAGCATCTGAACAATCATCTTACCTTCAGCTTCCGTAATACCAATGTCACCAGAAGCCAGCTTTTTCTCAATGATAATACCTTTACCAAGACCTGTAATGTTTTCAGTATTAGCAATAGCCAGTTTAGCAATTTCAGCAAGAATAGCACCATCGGCAGACAAAGCAAGTGCTTCACCCATCTGTTTGGAATATTCCTGCCGTACATCAAAGTGAGACATAGCTTCATAAATGTCAGTAATCAACTGGTCAGAAGTAAGCAAGCCATCAATACCAATAACTTTTTCGTTATGTGGAATGGCTTCTCGGACGTCATCCAAAGACTGGCCCGGTGCAAGATAGTGAGCAGTAGCCCGTCCCATTACAGGAAAGCTTGCCGACTTGCCACTGGAAATAGTACGAACGATATGATTATTCACACTTTTAGAAGCTCTGTCGAATGCAGAAATAACTTCACCACTGAATACTTTAAGAAAACCCTGCAATGCATCAGACTGTCCCTGATTAAGACCGGGCTGAGAAATATTTGTTAAATTTGCCATATTAATTAATCAATCTCCTTTTGTTTAAAATAATTTAGAATTAATAACCTTTTGTTCAACTTCATGAGTATAGGCTTTATCTTTACCGTATCGAGGGTCAGACATAGCCTTAATCATGTCCTGTCTAGAGCTGAAGCCTGCGTTTCCGTTGCCTGCCCCAGAAGAACCACTTCCCATAATAGTACTTTTCTGTGTACCCTGAACTGCAATCATGTCAGACTGGATACCAGACAGCATCGTCTTAATTGCTAACACATTGCCACTATTCATCGTGTCATTCCACATTTTCTGATAGTCTGCATTCTGTGTCTTTGCAAAATTCTGTAATTTAGTAAATTGTTCTGCACCACCTACACTTTCTACAACATGCATAGAAAGCCGTTCATACTCAGCTTCCATACCATTGATGTATGCATCTACTACGCTCTTAGGGTATCCGGCCTTTTCTAATGCTTCCAAGGATTCTTTGGACAGCTCACCATTATCTGTATATTCCTTTTCAAGAACATTCCAATCGACACCTTTGTTAGACAAATCATTTTTAAGATCTGTATTTGCCTGTGTCTGAGCATCAATACGTTGCTGTACATTCGCATCTACATCCTGCCCAGTAGGTTCATTCGTCTGCTCCTCATTCGTAGTAGTCGTAGATTCATGAGTATCCCCTTGCGCTTCGATAGTAATATTCTGATTTGTCTTAATTTCTACATCATTGTTTTCCACTGTGGGAGTAGTTTCTACATTAGTCAATTCATCAGCCATTCGTTTCGTCACCACCTTCCTTTACTGCTTGCATTGCCATTTCCTGCCCCATAGCCATTTGCTGTTCTTCCTCTATCTGTTGCTGTGTCTTAATCAAACCTTCTGTCTCTACACCAACACCAGTAAATAAGTTAAGAAGCATGACATTCCAGTTAATCATTTCCTGCGCTCCTGGTATCTGTGAAATAAGATTCAATACAGTAGCATATTTTTCAAGATCATGCCCTCTTCCCAGTGCTTCAAGACCAGTAGTAATAGTAGGCTCTACTGTCCCTTCTGGTAAATTCGGAACTTCACCTGTACTCTGTAACTGATTAAGGATACGCCGTACCAACGGCAATTGAAGCTCTTGAGACAAAATAGAATAAACTCCACCGAGAGTATCTTCAAGTTCAGACGCTACTGTTCGAACTTCTTCAGCGGTTACGCGTTCAGCATTCCGCTGTACTACAGAAGACAAAAGGAACGCAAAAGACAACCGATTTTCTATAGCATCGGCCTGCGCCTTTGTCATATTGAAGTCATAATATTTGTCCAACTGTAATACATCGACGTCTTCCTTACGACCTGCAACAAAATCACCACTGGTAGCATTTTCCAATTTCTTAACCCTTGTTACACCATTGGGATTTACAAGGAAGTAGATATTAGCTGCTATAGTTGACAGTTTGAACATGGCTTTAGACAAATTTTCCAAAGAGTTTAAATCACCTAAGTATTCTTCACAGAAGGACCTGCCATAAGATTCACCATCCATCTTGACCATACGAATAGGAATATAAGGTGTCTTAGCTATGGGATAAGTCTGTTCACTTCCTTGAATCACCTGTTCATCCACCTCTTGATAAGACAAATAGTTATCACCACTTCTGCACACATGTGTATATACATTTATAAGGTCTTCTGGTTTCTTGTCTGTCTTAATAAGGTTTTGTATGGTTTCATCAAGTGTTGCATACGCCACTTTGTCTAATGTAACAATCTGCACGACATTGCCCAATCCATCTCTTTGTATTACATAGTCCATCAGTTTGTACAGTTTGATACCGCCCTCAGCAGGTGGAAGAAACAGCAAGGCATTCCCGGCAACAATCAGCTGTTTAATACTTTCCAGGACCGTAACACGTATCTGATTAGACTCTATGTACTTCATCACTCTGTTCTCAATCATCATCAGAGCCTGTTCAACCTGCGCTTTTGTGTCTTCCTGCCCATTATTCATATACTCAGCTAATACTTCATCAGACATACCTAATCTGAAGAAAGGCGAGTTCGGCGGCATGAGTGCAAGAATCAACTTAGACGCAAGGTTATTGACACCTCTTGCTCCTACCGATTGATATGGTGTCTCATATTTCGTAGATTTATCATCATTTTCTTTAGGGAACAATGCAGGAATAGTGACCTTTGCACAATCAACAGCACGATCAACATAAGGCTGTCTGTCCGACTTTAATCGTTCATATGTCTTCTTTGCTCCCTGCTCCTGCATTTCCTGTGTCGTAATATCCGCCATATCTTAGATATTCAGCCCTGTGTAACCACCACTGTTACCGCCAGAACCATTGTCTTTAGATATGAGAAGCCCTGCTTTACCTTTTTTCTTCTTCTTGCCATTGGAATCTAATGTGGTATTTTCAGTTCCTAATACAGGAGCTTCTGGAGCCTGAGCCTGCGTACTCGCCTGTATCTGTGCTCCTGTAACTTCTGGTGTCTGTACCTTTACAGTCTGTGAACCGCCACCACCAACACCAAGAACCTTCCCAACAACTTTAAATGGTGCAGACACTACCTTCTTCAGTGCCCTACCAATTCCACCACTCATACGTAAATCATTCTCCTTTCCCATCAATACTGTTTTCTAAATAATTAATAAGGGAACATATACCGTCCATAAAACCTAACTGATACTCAGCAGTAAACTTTTTATTAGCGTTGAGGAAATAGTTAGGTGTAAATGTCTCCCGTAAATTTGCGATTAATTGTGCAGACACTAGATACCGTAATTCTTCATTCAACAGCATCACAATCCTTTCTAAGACAAACGTAAGTGGGGTACTCCTCAGAATACCCCTTAACCTTTTTATAGCTATTGTTAGAACCCAGAAACGCCCCTGCAAACACTAAGTCACATTGATTTTCCTTGCACAAATCTTTTAAAAACTGAGCCGCCACTCTGCCGAACCCTGCATAATCATCAGACATGCTCAGGACAAAGACTTCTTCCACAGCCTTAACCATATATCCCCACCAGACAAAATCTGGATTGATATTAAAGGCCACTACACCAACAAGTGTGTCTTTGTAATAAAAATAGGCAAGTTGACCATACCTGTTCAGTTCAGTAACCATTCTGAATACTCTGTCTTTGTCCGCAAGTGGCTCGATTACCTTGTGTCCTTTCCGTAACTCCCATAAACGTTCGTAAACACTATAGACAAGTTCGGTATCCTGACTACCATAGGAAACTACGAATCGGGTTCCCAGAGCTTTATACTCCCTGTTTTCCAATCATAATCACCTGCCTTGTGCAAGATATATGCTAACCTTGCGTTTTTCAGTGCTTCCTGTTCATTTCCTTGATACGCTTTTACCACTGTCTCCCATGTGTACCCCAGTTCATCTAGAATGCGTTTTGCTTTCACTTCACCAAATCCCGGAGCACCTTTGTAATTATCTGTTGAATCCCCTAAAATAGTTTGATATAGATGAAATTTGGCTGCATCCTCATCTGTTGTCTGGAAATATTTGTCTCTCATGAAATCATAGAATTTACCCGGTATAGAACGAAAATCTTTATCTCCCGAAATAAGGATGTAATCACCGTCAACTTCATGTGTCAAAAGACCTGCACAGTCATCCGCTTCCAGATGTGGTTCCATGTAGCTCATATAGTTATCACGAATCCATTCACGCATCGGATTGAAACACACAGGTCTACGCTTGCTCCTCCTATTCGCTTTATAGTCAGCAAAAACTTCTACATTACGGAAATTATCATGTTCTTTATCAGTAAGACACATGAACAGCTTATAGTCTCCATCATACTTATAATGGTTCAATACTTTTTCCGTAAGATCAGTAACAAAGTTATCATAATAGACACATGCTTCTCTCATATCACAGTGCAAAGTCCATATATCATTGCTCCAATGAACAGCTTTTTCACATTCCAGGAGAGAGATAAAAAGTAACATGTCAGCATCAAAAATAAGATTCATCATGAGAACGAACAGCTCTTTTCAGTGCATCTATCGCAATTCATAAAATCTCTATCAAAAATCTCTGGTGCTGACTTTGCTAACAGTTTCTGGATCTGTTCTGCCATTTGTCTATGTTCCTTCTGTGCTCTCTTGCATATCCGCTTAGGCAAATACTCATACCATGCCCTGAAGTTTCCTGTAATAAGTAATTTATATTCAGCGGCTTTCGGCAGTAAGTAAGCGGCATCTTCTTTATTCTTACAACCATCTTCTACGGCATACTTATAATCAGCCATATGCTCTATCAGCAGACTATCCAGAAAGTCGATACCAGTCGTATGTAATTGTGTAAGTTCACATCCCCTAGAACTCTGTACTGTAAAGGAAAAGTGTCTGTGTCTGGTTAACTGTAGCAACACAGAAATAGAGCACTGAATTTCAAACGTAGCTGAGCAGTGTTCAAGAACAGACAAATGCCCTGCTTGAATAGCTTTCTTTACCGTCTTTTCCCCTACAGGACGTTGATAGCATTCTCCCATAGCTCGCTGAATTAACTGAATATAATTAGGCGTAATAGCAATTAGTTCTACTTTAGGCAATACGTATACCCCCTTCTATTTTATTTCTCTCTGTATATAGATATAACCTCGATATCCTCAGCAAACGGATGTACTACATCTTCTATCTGGTCATATGCTTCTTCTTCTGAATCAGCTTCAATGAGAACATACTCATCTAATTTATATTTCACATGAGCACAATATTTCATTATCCTTTATCTCCTACAGCATTCAGTTCAGCTAATTTTAAGATATTTTCATATCGAGCCATTATTTTGTCTTTGTTCTCTTTTGCTACCTTTTCTGTGCGGAAGCAATTACCCATGGCCTTGTTGAAGGCATCACTAAATATACCCCCATAATAAACACTGCTATACACCGTTCCTGAAGTAGGTAAGATTGAGTAATATTCTTCCCCATCTTTAGGAATGAAAGGGAGCCTTTCTGCCAATCGCTTCATAGCTAACTGTAATCCCACTTCGATATTAAAAGCATCATCAGGATGGCATTTTGAAATCCCTGTCTTCCCACTGTTGTCCTTCACTACGATTTCTCCATCTTTGCGAATAGACACATGTGTAAGGCATGTCCCCTCAGGTAAAAACTCTTTCTCATACTTAGCAATAACAGTCTCAACATAAGATTGAAACTCTTTACTATCTATTAGATCTATGTCAAACTTAGGTGGCTTTTTGGTAAGCTGAATGCTATTATAGGGTTTTAAAGTTTTTAAATCAAACGTTGGATTCTTACTGTCATCAAAAAACCACAATTTAAAAAATTCGTCATCCGATACGACCAGTACACTTTTATCCTGCGTGTCGATAATGGTAATTGTCCCTTTCATTTTAGTTCTTCCATTCCAAATTACTTCCATACCAATCTTTGCTTCTTCAAATTTCATAATAGTCCTATCTCCTTTTCTAGTGACATTCATACCAATTGTGCCCTATGATACCCTCTGTATCTAACTGACACTTAAAGTTATAGTATTTTTGTGTATCCCTCATAGCTTCCTGTGCTTCCCTTACTACAATCTCAGCAATGTCTTTATTACGACACGCTATCTGTTGTTCATCATGCACCCATGCCATGAGCTGAAAATCTTTTCCATGGTCTAATCCCAGGTTCAATAAGCGTTCTTCAGTTCGTACAATCCAGTATTTACAGACAATAGCACCTGCTGACTGTAATAGTAGATTAAGGGCACTATGGATAGACCGAGTATAAAGCAATCGACCATCAAGTCCCTTCAAATATCGTGTTTTCCATTTTCTTTGTCTGAGTCCTACATCATATTCAGACAAAAGGTTTTTGACATAGCTCTGAAGCTTCTTTATAGCAGGAGTTTCCTTTAAGAACTTCTTCCGTAGTTCTGCTCCATGCTCTGCTGTACCACCTACAATCTGTCCAATCTTTGCATCACCTGCACCATATAAAAAGCCATATATAAACGTCTTAGCCATGTTTCTCTCTGGCAATCCCGCGGCTATCTGGTTTTTCGTATGAATATCACCATTAACACATTCATTAGCATACTCACCATCATCAAATGGATACATGTAGTGAGATAGACACCGTAGTTCCAGCCCACATGCATCTATACCGGCTTGATACCATCCTTTGGGAACGGTAAACAGTTCTCTGCATTCCTTACCATACTCTGTGCCAACATGTGGTACTTGAGCAATATTAGGTTTACTGTGTGTGGCTCTGCCTGTAATAGCTCCATTAGGATTAACATGTCCGTGTATTTTCCCATCTTCACTTACGAGTTTCAGCCAGCCGTTTTTCCCATCAATCAGTTGTCCTAGTCGCTTAGTCAGTAAGAAGTTTTCTTGAAATAGCTCAGCAAGTTTACGAACTTCTTCTGGTGCTTCTGTGTCTTTTACTATTAATTTAAAGGTTTCTTCATTCAGCTGTATTTTTCCATCCTCAGTATGCATATCCGGATTACTGAAAGGATATTTGTAGTAATCTTTCATGATCCATAGAACCTGCTGTCTGCTATTAGGATTGAAGTCTTTGTAGCGCTGAATAGGAACGCCTGCTTTATATCCCTTACTTTTGTTATCTCTTTTAGGGATGAAAACTTTATCGGGTATACGTGGAACCATATGGGCTAACTGATTCAGTACTTCAATCTGTTTATTCTGTAATGTAGACATAAGCTCTATCGCCTTTTCTTTATCGAACGTAAATCCATTGTTCTCCATCCTTACCATCAACCACTGAGCCTTATGTTCCAAAGACAAAGCCTGTTCCGTAGTAGTTTTCTTACTGCATTTCTTATACAAAGCTTCTGTTACAACAACGTCTTGTTCGTTATAGTCCAACATTTCTGGAGTGAAAATTGCCCAGGCATCTTCTGTCTCACAGTAAGTACCTTTAAGTACTCCCAGACGATATCCATATGCTTTTAGAGAGTGTGAACCATACAAGCGTTTTGGTAAGACACCTATCCTTGTTAGTTTGTTATCGATATAGTTGACTTCAGAAAACACCAGACGAGCATAGACAAGAGTATCAACAACTTTGTCTTTATGAACAGTGAACCATGGATACAGCTTCTTAATGGCAGGTAAGTCGAATGCGATTACATTGTGACCACATATCGTTTCACCTGCCACCATAAGCTTTTTTATACCGTCTTCTATGTTTTCTGGAGTATACCGATACATCATGTCTGTAGAAGTGTCTTTAATACACATGCAATGGATTTTAGTTAAATCTTCTAATAGTCCATCCGTTTCAATATCAAAAAACAACATATCCTACAACCTCCATCACATATATTGCTTTACATCCTCAATCTTCTCTTTAATTTTGTCTTCTGCACGTTTAGTTTCTTCTCTTAGTTTAATCAGAGAGTAATTCAGTTTTTCCATAATCTGCTGACCATACTGAACACGCCGCACCTGGCACTTATAGGCCTGTTTCCGATAAAACTCTTCCAATCGCATCAGAAATTTTAATAGAATCATTGGGTCCTCCTTTCTTAAGAATAGTGTCGTTTAAAAGCTTCCTTCTGACGTGCTGTGGAAAAACTATCAATACGTTTGAGATAGCCAATGACACGAGTGGCATAACCAACATTGGTACTTCCACATTTCGTGCACTGCCTTTCCGTGTTCACATTGATATATCCACAATCGTCACAAATTGTCATTAAGCAGTTAAATGTCCAGTAATTAACGCCCTTCTTACCTGCAAGACACATTAGTTGATACGCCTGTTTCTTAGTCAATAACTGCGCCAAATTAAGATGACAAGCTGCTCCCCCATCAAGAAACGCTGTAGTACGTGAACCATGCATATCAAGCTTGTCTATAATGCTGTACTCACTGCTCTCTACAGGAAAGAAATAGGAATTATAACAGTCTCTAGGAACCACTAAGCCATCTTCATTGTCCCACTTTGCATTCTTCACACCTAAATTTTCGGCAGGGACAAACTCCGTATTATATTTAACTTTGTAACTTTGGCCATCCTCTTTATTCAGCAGGTAGATAGTCTTCAATGTATCTCTATAGAAGTCTATGTCTGGTTTACCATGCAGAAACTCAGAAGCTTCCAACATCCCATTGATACCAACAGTAAGAAACTGCTTGTCCAGATTAATAAACCCAGCTGTATACGCTGGCAACAAACCACTATTCATGTAGTCTTCAATCACTGCCCTGTGCGCCAAAAGGTACTTATGAACACGTTTTACAATGTCAGACACAGTATGGTCTTTCTGTTGCACGAGTCTGTTCATGTTCAGTGTAATAACCTGTATGGAACCTGTAGATACCCCGCCTGCTCCCAGTGTATAGCTAAACGTATTGTCAGACAGTTCGTTGCGCAATCGACAACAGGAAGCAAGTGAGTCAACACTTTGTGATTCATAGACAAAGAAGCTCAGACCTTTGGACATTTCCTCAGCACACATCTCTGCAAATTCTGTGTCTACAGGAACTCCCTCATCATCGATAAGCATAGAAGCTGTCAAAACGGGATATGTCAGTAGCTCTTTCTCCCTCTCTTTCCTGAACCACTCCATAAAAAGCTCCTGCAAATCATGGAATGAACCATAATACATAGCCTGTGAACCATCCGGGAAATGAAATGTACCAAATAGGTGCTCAAAATAATGCTTGTCTAATACAGAGATATTCCAGAACACGCTCTGATTTCCCCGTGCACTAGCAGGCTGATTCAAGGCATATACGACACCCTGTAGGGCCTGTTCTACCTCTTTCTTGTTAGTAGTTATGTAAGCACTGCCATATGTCTTTCTCGCAAAATAATCAAAATATAGCAAAAATTCGACAGTAGCCACAGCACCTGCAAAACCAGACGCTACCTGATAGACAAGATTAATGAATGATCCACAAAAACTATGCAGGTTCTTAGGTGCTTTGCTTGTCCCACCCAGAGGTTTAGTACCATTTAGCAGGAAAGGAAACAAGGTAATAGAAGCACAGTAGGGACGCAAGGACGTTTCATCATGGATATAAATAAAGTGACTTTCTATGTCCTTGATATACTGTGCTCCTAGTCCAGGAAACATGCTGTCTAACTTTTGCTTCACAATCTCTCTATTAATCTGAATCGTCTCTGGCTTATACAGTTCCGCTTCCAGAATGCCTATGTTTTTTGTGTCTACATTAGCATTACTATCAACTAATGAACCATCAGCACTATTGGACGCTTGTGAATACTTCTTAATATAATCAATCTTCCCCTGTATCTGATCAGGAGTTAAGTTCAAAATCATTTACCTCTATTAAGACTCCTTTCTACAAAATCTACAACATCATTGATGTATAGCATGGAATCTTTTTTGTCTCTATACACACCGTCAACATCAAGATGATATGCTTCAATATATGGATATACTGTACCCTCATTTACACTTTCATCACATTTCATATTGAAATATAACTTAGGATATCTCTTTACCAATGATGGATATAAAGACAAAATAGCATCACAGTATGCACAACCTTTAATAACATGTAATGTAAACGTCATTGTTACCACCTATAAGAATTTATAATTTTGTACTTCAAAAAACAGCTGATTAGTAGCTGGCGAATCTAATCCACCATAATCCTCTTTATAGCAGCCTACTTTAATCCACCGGCAATATTGAGACGCAACGAATAAATCATTAGCATCCCAAGCTCCCATGTAGATGCCGATATCCATAAATTCAGACACAGGCTTCAACACTTTGGCTGCAAATTCTTCAAAATCCATGCCATTCCGATTACCACCCATGAACACAATAGCTGTTACATCATCTTTGTATTTCTTGACAATAGACAAAATTTCATCTACCGTTTTCATCGGTGTATTCAAATGTGTATCCCACAGAAAATCACTATGACAACCTTTACAATGGCACTCACAATTCCCAATGTTAAAATACAGAGTGATTTCATCTGGAATTTCTGTTAATGTAATCCCATAATCATGAACAGGGACCTTAAAACTCTGCTTCATCATCATTATTATTCTCCCTCTTTCCTTTTACTTCTAATCTGTCTGTCTTCTTACTGTACTCTAGGTATCCGGCTATTCCAGTATCGCCACTGAACCGATTCTTAAGAACCCGTATTTTTATGGTGTTTTTCATATGTTCATCCTCATCCTGTTGGTTTCTCTCCAAGCCAATAACTATGTCTGATAACTGAGAAATAGCATGAGAACCTCTTAACTGAGACAAAGACGTTATTCCGCCTTCCTCATGAGATTGTTGCGATGTATCTGGTCGCCTTAAGTGACTGATAACCAACATACCTACACCAGTTTCTTCTACTATGCTTCTCATTTGTGTCATAAGGTAATCAATTAGTTTCCGCTCGTTATCTCCTTCGAGACCCGAAACAGCTATAGACACATGATCTAAAACTATGAAATCACACTCTTCTGAGATAGCCAGGTATCGTATTTTGTTGAGTAAGTTGTCACCATCGAGTGAACCAAAATGATTGTATAAGACATAGTGACCTGTACCCAGTGTCTCATCGAATGCTTTATGATATTCTTCTTCCGATATTGCATGTCTATTTAAGTGCAATCTATTACCTGTATGGATAGACATAAGGCCGATTGCTGTACGCTTAATATTTTCTTCTAGCATCATACAGCCTATCTTCCTGCCCTGATTGACACCTAACTCATACATAAGTTGTCTGACAAATGTAGTTTTACCTACGCCTGTTCCTGCGGTAATCACTACCAGTTCGCCTTTTCGCATCCCAAGTGTCATGTCGTTTAATGGAATATCCCAAGGATAACTGTACCCTTTTGTGTCTTCCTCACTATCTACAATATCCCATAGTTCAGCACCATTAACTATTCCATCCGGCCTGTATGGTTTCGCATTCCATATAGCATTTATCACAGCTTGACCTTTGTCATTTAACAGACATTCGTTAGGATCTTTCATAGGTAAATTAGCTACCTTAATGCCTTTGAGAAGGCCTGCACATTCTTTTACGGCTTTTCTCCCCGGCTCATCCATATCGAACATCAGAATGATTTCATCGAACTGTGAAAGCCACTCCATGTTATGCGTTATCACTTTTTTAGCAGACACAACACCTGTTGGGATAGACACAACTGGATACTTATTCCCCTGCAGCTGTGAGACAGTAAGACAATCAATTTCACCTTCAGTGATAACTAACTTTCCCCTGCCAGAGAACAGCTCCTGTCCGAAAAACCTTTTAGAAATCTTTCCGATTGTCTCAAACGTCTTATCTGGATAGCGTACTTTCTGACCTATCAGCTCCCCTGTGTCGTCATAATAGCAAGCTACGTGAACAGGTTTCCCGTTGTGATATCCTGTGTAATAATGATATTTCTCACATGTGTTTGTCATGATACCGCGCTTTTTTAGTGGTGAGAAAGACAAAGAGTTTATGTCAATCAATTTACTTTCACGCGCTAAAGTATTCCTGACTGTCTGACATGAGAAACAATATGTGTGCCCATCTGAATACTCTGTTAATGCATCATGAGAACCACAATCCGGACACGGTAAATGCGTTTTAATAGGAACATTATCATTCATAATAGTTTTCTTCAGGTATATCTGGATATTTTACATTGATATCATTTAGAGCATCATCCAGAGATAACCGCTGTACTCTAGTCATTAAATCTCTACTAATGGAATCAACTAAGATGTGCACTCCAAACTCATTGTCTGCCAGTTCATACCCTGCAACCGCTTCCAGATTTCTAATGTGATGAATCGTACCATCCTTAGTAATAATCATGTGATATGGAGCAGTAAAGTCACCCTTAGTTCTCCTAATCTCCTTAAGCAGTCCAGGGACAGACAGACCATTTAAATCATGCCAATAGACACGTACAAATTCTGTGTCTTCTCTGTCTCTAAACTTTAACAATAACTATTTCTCCTTTCTCTTTTTCAGTAGTAATCCTTCTGTATCCTTAGGCTCTTCTTTCAACCAACTGTCTGGTATGGAGTCACCTATGTGATACTTGAAACCATGTTCTTTACACCATGTACTACATTTCTTCCCCAGACTATGCAGTGTCTGATCTGTTCGGAAGACAAAGCGTATATCTAAGTTCGGATACAGCTTCTTGATACGCAACATCTTCCCTCTGGCTGCGGAATCCAGAGAACCCCTGTAGTATGAACTTTTACCAACATGAGCATACCCACCTTCACCATCTTTGGCTTCTACAATAATGCCGTTAGGTAGTACAAAATCAGGTGTATATGTATGTTCCACTGTGTACTTCAAAGAATACTGCTCATATGCAAAAGAGACACTTCTGTCTTTTAGATTCTGTAAAAGTGTCTCTTCATACTTTGAACGTGTGCCTCGTTTATTCTTATGTATGCCACCAATTCGTATTAGAAATCCACCTCATCTTCCTGCACGTCTGCTTCTTCCCCTTCAGGACGTTTCTTAAACTCGAATTCATCTGAACCGTCTGTACTGTATTTGACAAGGTTAGTGACCATCATGCTCTGTAAGTAGAGCCGTACGCCCCACTTCTTAGCAGAATCATAGAAGAATTTGCAGTTACAGGCTACTTCTACATCAGAGCCGTTCCCAATAAGTACATCCTCAGGAATAATTTCACCATATTCGTTGTAAATAGGGATTACCTTATTAACCTGCTTGCCTGTAGCTTTTTCGACATAGAAGTGTTTAGTCTTTACCTTTACCGTTTTTCTACCTGTGGTTTCATCAACCTTGATAGGCAGTGTGATTTCACCATCACAACGTTTGTCTGTAAACTGTTCATTTTTGCATTTGTCGGTAAAGTAATCTTTCATGCGCTGAAGATTTTCCTCAGGCATTTCAACCTGTACAGAGTATCCCACAGGATTTCCCTGATATGTTTCTGGTGTCCTTACTTTTGCCCAAAATGCTTTCCCTTTGATTTTCATTCGTTATCGCTCCTTTTTCTGTTGGTGGAACCGAACCCACCTGTTCTTTTCTGGATTGGGATTTTATCCCTCTTCTCTCTACTATGTGGGACAATAGAAGAAAATTCCCACTTCGCACTGCAAAAAGGTACCATTTGTGCTATTCGAGTCCCACTTTTGATGAAAATGATATTTTTAGACAAATTATCTAATAGCAGACAAATTTCGCCTTTGTAATCTGAATCAATCAATCCGACACCATTAGATAACCGTAATGGAGTATTCAGCCCTACACTTGACCGTAGCATAATGTGTACCTGCATTCCTTTAGGGATATCCAAAGAGAACCCTAAAGGCACAAGCGTTCCATGACCCACACTGTGAAAAGGTGGAATATAGGTATCATCTGGTACTACTAAATCTGCACCTGCTGAACCCTCCGTCTGAATCTGTGGTAACTCAACATCCTCTCGTAATTTATGGAATCCAATTTTATAAATCATACCGTAATCCCCTTGCCCTCCTCTGCTTCTGCTAACCACTGTTCGTATCTCTGTATCTTGTCCATTTCCTTTTGGATATCGTCTTTATGTCCCAGGCGTAATCTGTATTTCAGAATGTTTCCCTTGAGAAATCCTATGAACTCTTCATGTGTGAACATGCTCTGCATAATCAGAATGGGTTCTAAGACACTGTTTCTGTAGTGGGAGTCGTGGTAGCAATCTACATCTTCATATGGTTCTAAATTAACACTTTCAACATAGATACTACCTTCATCTTCTAGCCCACAGATACATACTTCATAAACTAAAATTTGTGAGTAAGGTTTACCGATAATTTTAGCAACCAAACCGTTATATTTAGAAAAACGATTGGTTTCCGATATTTCTCGAATAACTACATAATCTCCTACGCTGTACATTTTTCTTCTCTGCTCCTTCCTAGTATTCCTAAGGAATACTACTAACTAACTACTAAGTAAGTAACCAAGAAAGTAACTAAGGAATACTTAATATACCTAAGGTATTCCTTTCCCTTCTCTCTACTATGTGGGACAATAAGATTTTAAGTATATGTGGGACAATTAAAAAGTAGAAGCAGAAGTCTTGACTTTTGTCTAAACCTATGCTTCTACTCTGTGCGCACTTCTGCAAAACTCTATGTTCTTACTTAGTGAAACACAAATTTGCTAGACAAAATAGAATTGATATCTAATGTGCCTTTTTGAGGTAAATCTATATCAATATGTTTGCCTAGCAATTCTTCCGCGTGAGCTTTAAAATCTTTTAGTGGCTCATTTTCACTATACAATTTAACCATTTGCTGTCTAATAACTTCTCTCAGCTCCTCTGCTTCACCTAATGACGTACCAAATGAATCATGGACCGTAGTAAAGTTAGACACATTTTCACAAGCATTAACAGACATCATCAAGTGTGTGGCATCTAAGGAGTGAATGAAGTTAGGAGCAACACCAGACACCTGCTTCTTTTTGTCTGTATCTTCCCCTTCCTTCGGCTCTGTAACATATATACGATAGCGCACACTGGCACCACCAAACCGCAACCTGAAGCATTCCGTATGTAAATCAAGATACATCTGCTGTACAGGCAATCCCAACGGTGTAATCCATTCTACAGGCATATTATCAGACGCTAACTCATTAGCTAGGTTTTTCAAGAAAGACATGCCCTGTGTAGCAGACACCACAGTTGTCTGTACTGCATCCCATACCTTACTGGCCATGTATCTAGCGGCTCTAAAATCTCCGACACCTGTAAAGTACGGATTGTCTTTAGTGGTGTCTTCAAAAATCTGGTCTCCAAAACCATACTGGCCGGATCCGTAAGCTAGTGTCATGACGGGCCGTTTGCATACTTTCCGTGTAATGCCGTGAGCTAGCCAGGCTTCTGCTATAGGTTTTGTTCCCGGCAGTGTATTTCCTTTTTTGTCTTTCTCTTCCAGAGTGCCATTATGAGAATCATTCTCTACTGCTATTATTACCTTATTAGCGACTTCTTGATAGATATCGCTAGGTTTATCATGGTCAATAAGGTTGACGGCAGAGCCACCTACTGGATCCCTCAGCAGAGCTGAGTAGTGCTGAAGACCAGAGCATGTACCGTCATATGCTATTACACAATGACACTCGAACCCTATTAAAGAGCCATTGTGTGCAGACATATAAGCTAAGGCATTGACGTATTCTCTGCACCACGCAAGGAATTGAAAAGGCTTATCCTGCTCTTGCCACCATGTATACCCTATGGGATTATCGACACTATTTACAATGTTATCTTTGTTATCCTGTACCCATTGGATACGTTCATCCAGACAAATTTTATCATGACCTGCCAAACCTGCACCGTGAATCATAAGCCATTGCAAAGAATCCTCACTAGACACAGCTTTAGGAAAAGCATATTCCAGTAAACCTTTTGTCATATCATCCCCCTGTGGATTAAGACCCGTAGGAATGGGATATATCCGTCCTCGAAAATCAATATTCATGGGGAAGTATATTGTCTCGAATCTGCTAAAATCTTTAGCTAATTTGTACACCATGGTGCACCTTAGTGCCTTGCCTTGTCTCTGATTTTCCTTGTGTATCATAGTTATCATTTTCTTCTTATGTTCTTTAAATAGTACTTGCAATTCCTCAGACTCTTCTATCTCTTTGTCTTCATACGGAAAAGCCGGAAGTTTTTCATATGGTTTCATCTGGGGTATACCTGCCCTATTTCCACCGCTTTCCAATATAGTACCTACTACATCGAGCATATAACTATTGATATGATAGGCAGTGTTCTGGATCCTATTCACCGCACTATAGATAGGTGCTAAGTCTAATTCATTAAGCCGTGCCAGGTATCTTTTTAGTGTCTTAGTATTATGGATATATGGATGATACCGCATGAATACAGAGTTATATGAATAATAACCCCCTTCAAACATACCATTCCATGATTTAGGCTGTATGATAGTAGGTACATATTTTACTACTCTTGCTAGAGAATTATCTTCACTATTTTGGAGTGCTTGTAGAAATATTTCTGTAGGTCTTAACTCTGCTATTTTCTTTTCTACAGATTGGCTGTTGTCTATATAAAAATAATCTGTAGTTTCTACTAACAATTCTATCAAATGCATTCCTAGAGATACCATATCTTTTAAGGGATACTCTGCAAATTTGAAATCGTTACCCTGATATGCATGGAAGATAAACTGCTTTTTAAAGTGTCTGCCTACTCTTTTATTCATTTCCTTGCTATAGCGTTTATCTGCATTTTCTACTGTGGTCATGAAAGCATGTAACTCTACTTCATCATATAATTCATCACTAATTTTTTTAGATATATTAGACAATAAAAACTGTTGGGCCACTACACTATTGATAACTACCTTCAAAGTTTGCACCGCCAGTGTCATATAAAAATCATTCAGGTTATTTTTATAATATACAATATAATTTTTCAATATTTTAGAATAACTAGGCTGTATACCTTTTTTCTTATTTATAACAGTCTCTAAAACATTCTTTTCAATATTAGACATATAGTTATCGAGTACTATCTTAATAATTCCTTTACCTATTTTAGTATCTGCATACTCATCATTTTGTTTAGCTCTTGTAAGGAAATTAAATTCTTTGTCTTCAGCTAATGTTTTGTACAGCTTCTCTACTTCTATCTGTTGCTCTAATGTATACATATTCTACCTTCCTTTCGATGGGACAAAATTCTTTCTCTCTACTATGTGGGACAATTAACAGAACGTTTGTTCATGCATTTATATATAAAAATAGCGTGCACTTAGAGTGACTTAAAAATTTCTAAGTGCACGCTATTTTTATCTTAACTATATTAAGTTTTTATCTAGGTATTCACACAACATGCATAAGAGACAAAGTATGATGTAGTATGCATATCCTTCTATCTTCTCTTTTGTACTCATATCTATTTAACTTCCTTTTTCATCGGACAAATTAAGAATGCATCACCATTTTCTGTATAACCGTATGCAACACAGCTATTTTTTGTATGTAAATCCAGTTTGTCCAGGCCATAAAATTTGAAAACTTTGTCAACTAAGCAAGTCTTGAAAACCGAATCCCCTATTTCGATTATGTCTGCTTCTTTTTCTTTTTTCGTCGGTAGACAAGCAAGACGTGCTTTTACGTCCTTGTATTCAACACTTGCATTGGCTTTATCATTACCTACACTCTTTAAAACATTGTCTACATTTAGTTTTTCCTTTTCTGTTGCTAATAAATCAGTAGGAAATGTATCATCTCTAAACGTGCACAATACATAAGCATCGGTCCAGACTAGGCCATATTTTTCCGATCTGTGTACCTTTGTTAAGCAAGGTCTTTTAGCCTTCTTACACTCTTTCTGTATGAATTTGAACCGATTGCCTACAGGCTTGCTACATGTATGTACATAAATATCATCGGTGCATAGCTTTTGTATTTTTTCTACTTTTTCTTTTTCAGTCATACCGAGTGCTAATACTTTTAAAATTTCCTGTGCTAACATATGTATCATCCTTTCTGGTTACATGTGATAAGTCACTAGTGGACTTAATCGAATACCTTAGTTATCTAAGGTACTCTGTTAAATTCACTCTTGAAAATAAGGACAAACAGCTAATGCGAAAATGATATCTAGTTCTGTATCTGTACACGTTATGTCTAAAATGTCCTCTCTATACTCATCTAACAGGATATACATACATTCTTCTGGCGTCCTGCCATCTAACTCACTTATGTGAAAAACCCAGTTTCCTGTAGTTGTTTCATTACGCCCCGTATCATATATTTTTCTTGCTAATTCTTTGTTAGTCATTGATAATTCCCTCACTTCTCATGCTAAAGTAATCGTTCTCACTACCTACAATCACATGGTCCAATACCGGAATACCTAGTAGTTCCCCGGCTTTAACTATCCTTTTAGTTATTGCTATATCTTCTTTAGAAGGACCAGAATTCCCGGAAGGATGATTATGGAATAGTATTATGGCACGTGCATTATGCAGTAAAGCACATTGAAAGACTTCTCTAGTACTTGCTATAGATGTATCGATAGATCCTTGCGTTAAAATCTGTACAGCTATTAATTTGTTTTGCGTATTAACTGCAATCATGCCAAAATTTTCTACGTTGCGTTTGTCCAGGTGCAACGTATTTACAAGCATATGAATGACATTATACGGGCTAGACATATCTCTTGAGACGTTATAGTTATGGCTGCTATCTTTTACTAACTCTACGTGATACAGGCTAATTCTTGTCATGATATTACTTCCTTTCTACCTAACTGCCTAAAGGCTTCTAGTGGCCTTTATCGAGTTCCCTAAATATTTAGGGAACCCTGTAAAATCCACTAACCTAAAATTTTTCTAAGTTCTTCTGTAGACACTTTAATATCTCCAAAAGGCCGATATCCTGCAACTACTGCCGTATCCATGTCTAACATGAATACATCAGCATTCCATCCATAGACACCGCACGTATAGAAGGAAGCTTCTGGCAGTTGGTTATGTAAGTCACATAGTGCTGAATAGCTTGCGTTATAGATAGTTGTAAAGTTCTGGCGTACCCATTTTGCTGTAACTCTTCTTTTTGCTGTCATAGTAATTACCTACCTTTCTAACTGACTTTTTACTAAAATATATACGGCTCTTTGACTCATCAGGTAGCTAACTAATTCATCAACTACTACCGGACTATTTTCATCTGTAAGAAAATCGAAAGACATAAGCCCCCAAAAAGGACTGTAAGTAAAATATCGGTCGTTGATGTGATACGGTGAATACTGTGCCATATACAAAGCTTCTGAAGGTGACTTAAAAACGCTGTCGAGTTCGTCAAAATCATTTAGATAAATGAATCGGTGCATCTGTTCATTGTCTTCACAATAGGCATTCCATAGTTCCAAAGTATTTTCTTCAGATAATTCAGAAACATAGTCATACAAAGCATCCATTATCATTTCTTTTGTTACTTCTGTCATGTTTACCCTTCCTTTCTTGATTACAAGTGTGTCTATGTACTCACAAATTTAATCATGTGAATCCATGTACTCACTTCTTTTGATGGCTACATCATATCATACATGTTCTCACATGTCAACACATTTTTTTAAAATTTGTAATAACATGTGAAGCATGATATAATATAAAAAAGGAAGGTGTTAAATATGATAGAAAAGACAAAAGAAGTGAGAATAAACATAAGGTTAGAAAAAGATACAAGAGACAAATTTCAACAAATTTGCAAAAGTAAGGCTGTTAATGGTAGCGAATTAATTAGGCAGTGGATAGAAAAATACATACAACAGAATACAAACAAACAGTAATAAAAAGGGAAACCATTTGTGTATGCTTTTGGTTTCCCTTTTTGATATAATATAGACAAAAGTAAGGTACATACATAGGAGGATGAAACATGAAAAAACTTTTTATAAGCATATTACTATGTTTTATGTGTACAATTCATGTGCAAGCATCTTTTTTAACTGATGATCCTGTAGCATATTTTAAGGTTGGAAAATCAAATGTATCAACAACTTATATTAACTTTTGGCAAACTTCAGTTTTGCGCTACGATCCCCCTTTTTATATAATTCAAGGAAATATAATTACAGAAAGTTATGAATATGGAAACATCGTAAGTATCACATATAATTTTATGTATGATTATAATAGACAAATAGTTTTTGGAAAACCCGTTCTTGCTACATACTATGATGCATATGGCAATATACTAAACACTATGTCATTAACTAATGATAGTCTTGTAAAGATTAGTAAAAATACTTCAGGAGGTGTTGCCGCAGATATGTATTTTTTAGCCAATTATCATATGCCCTTTTATAAGCAAGATAGCAAAGTATAAATTTAATTTGGATTAATAGCGATATGCTATAAACCATAAGCCATATATCCCATCATATTCTGTGTCTATCATACGTATTTCCTGTGTCTATCATAAGTATACCCCATGCCTGGAATATGTATATTATAAATACCTACAATGTATATCATAAGTAACGTTGATGTATATAATAAGTATTTCTGATGTATATAGACAGATATTTTATAGAGCAATTTTTAATATCACATGAACATTCATTCATATATCTTAATGTTTTTCATGTATTCCACAGTTTGCCTTGCGTATCCATATAGTTGACTCACTCAACTAATTGAAAAAACTGATAATAGCGAGACAACGGCTCCGTGTGTATCATAAATAAAAGCAATAGATAGACACTGGATACCGTGTAAACCTTGATATTATCAGGGATACCGTGAGACCTTAGGTGTTTCTGTTCAGACATATAATAGTATATAATTAAGTTTATTTTATTTTATATTGTTGTCCAGGGGGGTACACGGGGGAAAATCTGAGGAGATCTCAATCAATCTAGTATCACAAATTTTTCTCCAATTTTCATCTGGAATACTGTGTCACCTTATGCTATCCTACCCATAGAGGAACAACTAAAAGTATCTAGGGAAGAAAGGTGATATATGAAAAGAATAAGAAGAGAAAAAGGTACTGGTTCTATAACCAGAACACCAAATGGAAAATTCAAAGGTGCTATATGCATCGGTAATGGTAAGCGAGTTAGTAAAACGTGTGATACCCGACAGGAAGTTGAGCAGTTTTTTGATAAGGTACGAGGAACAGACATAAAGTACTTCACTCCAACTACCGTAGAAGAATATTGGGAACACTACATAGAACTGAAGGAAAATGTGTATCGTGAGTCTACCTTAAATGGTATCAAGCATTTCTATAACAAACATATAGTAGGCAGTAAGTTGGCTAAGACAAAGTTTTATGATCTGACTACACAGGATATCAATAGGTATTTCCTAGGTCTGGCTTCCCATGGCTACGCTACTTCTACCCTGTCACGATGGAGAAAGAACTTCAAAGCTATACTGGAAACCGCGGTATACGAGGGATACCTTGATAATAATCCAATGACAAGCAGAGGTGCCATAAGGACCATCAAGGGTAAACCCAAAAGACACATACGTACATTCTCCAGTGAGGAAGTCAGTAAGCTGCTAGATAAGAAAACTTTGTCTACTAAGCTTCCCCTAGTCTACCAGATATACATAGTAATCGGTATGATAACTGGGGCACGTCCACAGGAAATACTTGCGCTTACCAAAGAAGACGTTACAGAAAACTGTGTAAACTTCAACAAATCCCTGGGATTCCGAGGGAAACTACAGGAGGGCATGAAGACACAGGATAGTAGTTATAGGATAGTACCGATAGACAAAAAGCGATATGGTAAGTGGTTAGTAAGTAATATAAAAAGGCTCCCAAAGGATAATATCTTCTATTCCTTCAAGAGCCAATATGGTTACATGAGTATTGATAATGTAAATATGCGATTCAAAAAGTATACCCATGCCGTACTGGGTAGAGGACACCACCTGTACGACATGAGACATACTTTTGCTACCCTACTCATAACTGAGAAACATGTGGATGTTATGAGAGTGAGTAAACTAATGGGTCATAGTAGTGTAGAAACTACTTTGAAGTACTACACACACTCTACAGACAACCGAGTTACATGGAGTTACCCGTGAGACACAAAAGTGCTTATAAGTTGCTTA